GATGCCGCTAGCGCAAACGTAGATGCAAACATTCAGTTTAACAATTTGTTTTTTCGGGCTAACGGCACAATAGTTTCCACCATCGACTCCTCCGGCAACCTCGGCTTGGGCGTCTCGCCGAGTGCGTGGAATAGCGCGTGGAGGGCGTTGGAAATTGGTCGCGTTGGAAACGCGCTTACTAACAATGCAGTAAATGGCGCAGGTATTACATCAAATGCCGTTTTAGATAGTGTTGGGTGGAAATTTGGTGGCACTGGCTATGCGAATTTTATGGCCGTGGGAAACGGCGGAGGAAGTTTTGCTTGGTATACCTCTACAGCCTCCGGCACCGCAGGCAACACCATCACGTTCACGCAGGCGATGACGCTGGATGCGTCGGGCCGGCTTATGGTCGGAACGTCTTCCCCCGGAGGCAAATTTACATCCGATGCGGCGTCGAGCGGGGATCCTGCTGGATATTTAATTGCAGCATCAGGCACATCACAGCAAGCCATTGCGACGTTTATTAACTCTACCAATAACGGCTATTTGGCGATTGCTGGTGTTGGCTCTGCTTCTGCGGTCCCAAGTTGGGCAAATGGAAGTGTTGTTTCTGAAGTTGTTCCGTACAGCACCGGCAACTATATCATTAGTGCCTACAGTGGAGCCTTAGTTTTCCAGACTGGTAGTCGCACCGAACGCGCCCGCATCACGAGTACGGGTGAGAGTTTTTTTGTTAGTGCCGGTACCGTCGGAAGCGTTCATAGTGTTACTGCGGCAGCAGGTACTACCACAGCAACTATTGTCGGCAGATACGGTGCAACTGGTGGAAGTTACAACTCCGGAACCGATTCATTTATTGTTTGGTCAAATGGTAACGTTGTTAATACTAACGGTTCTTATGGCACGATTTCAGATGCCAAAATGAAAACCGACATTGTGGACGCCGGTTCACAATGGGCCGACATCAAGGCAATTCGTTTTCGCAGGTTTAAGATGAAGGACGATCCGACTGGACTAATGCAGTTGGGCGTTGTCGCGCAGGAGTTAGAGCAGACTTCTCCGGGACTAATTGACGAGCATCCAGACCGCGATGCAGAAGGCAACGACCTCGGCACGACCACCAAGTCCGTCAAGACCTCCGTGCTGCTGATGAAAGCCGCCGTCGCCCTGCAAGAAGCCATGACCCGCATCGAACAACTTGAGGCGAAAGTCGCCGCATTGGAGAGCAAATAAATGTCCGAAGCCAAGTTAGAAATGACGCTTGAGGAAGCCGTCGCCATCGTGAATCTGCTGGGGTCTTTGCCGACTTCGCAAGGCGGGTTCCCGTTGTGGCAGAAACTGAAGGCGCAAGTAGAGGCGCAGTTGCCGCCGCCAGAGGAAGCGAAGCAGTGAACACCGGCTGGCTGATCGTGTTTGCGCTGCTTCAGATCGGCGACATCTACACCACGCACATGGTACTCAAGCAGGGCGGGCGTGAGTTAAATCCCGTGCTGGCGAAACTCTTTGCCAAGTTCGACCCGCTGGCCGTGATGGTCGCCGCCAAGTTGGCGGGGGTGTGGGCGCTGTGGTACGTCGATTCGTGGATGCTCACGCTCGCGTCATGTGTGGTTTATGCATATGTCGTTAATCGCAATTATTGGGAAATCAAAAAATGATTGAATACAACTGGAACATTTCCCGCCTCGACTGCCTGCCGCAGTCCGAGCAGGGCGCGGATTACGTCATCGTGGCGCATTGGCAGTGCAATGGCTCCGAGGACAACTACAGCGGATCGGTCTACAGCACGGCCTCTTTCCAGCCGTCGGGCGAATCGTTTACGCCATATTCTGATCTGACCAAAGACCAGGTGCTCGGGTGGATCTGGGCGAGTGGTGTAGACAAGGACGCCACAGAGGCGGCGGTGGCGCAGCAGATTGCGAACCAGAAGAATCCGCCGATTGTGTATCCTCCCTTGCCGTGGGTGCAGGAACCAGAAGAATCCGCCGATTGTGTATCCTCCCTTGCCGTGGGTGCAGTAATGCAAGATATCGAATTGAAGGTTGAACTTTCCGAGGCCGTTGCAATCGTCAATATGCTCGGCCAGTTGCCGACGTCCTCCAACGCGCATGGCTTGTGGTTAAAATTGCGCGAACAGGTCGAGCCGCATCTGCCGAAAGATGACGCGCCGAAGCAGTAAGTCGAGCGGGGTGGTCTATGGCTAATCTTTTTGATTCCGCAAACTACCCCACGCGCGAGCCTGCCTCCTTGCAGATCGGCGATCTGTGGGCATGGAAGCGCACTGATCTTGTGACGGACTACCCGTCCTCTGCTTACAGCCTGTCTTACGTGCTGCGCCGCGAGATTACCGGCGAGCGTATTGCGATTAGCACGACAGGATCGACGACGGCGTACACGGTCGAGGTGGTATCAAACACGACCGACGATTACGAGCCGGGACGGTATCACTGGGTGGCATACATCACCCGCACGTCAGACTCTGCCCGCGTCGAGGTTGATCGCGGCGTTTTTGACATTTCGCCGAATCGAAGTACAGATTCTGTTGATCCGCGCTCGTTCGCACAGATCGCGCTCGACAACATTGAGACCTATCTTAAAGACCCGACCAACATTGCAGCCGCGTCCTACTCAATTGCGGGCCGGTCGCTTTCCCGCTGGAATCGCGCCGATCTTTACGTCGAGCGCGAGCGGCTAAAGGGTCAGGTGGTGCGCGAGCAGCGAGCCGAGCAGATTCGCAAGGGTCTCGGCACCAATGCCACCATTCGCGTGAGGTTTTCGGCATGAGCATATTGGATATCTTCAAGCGCACGCCAAAGCCCTCTCGCAAGCGAGGATTCGAGGCCGCTAACACCGGCCGATTGTTTAGCGACTGGATGACCCAGACCAAGACCGCCGACAGCGATCTGCGCTACGCTCTGCGAGCGATGCGCGCGCGGTCGCGCGACCTTTGCCAGAATAACGATTATGCGCGGCGGTATCTAAACCTAGTCTCGACGAACGTAGTCGGGCCGAAGGGGATAACGCTGCAAGTACGCGCTCGAGAGTTAACCGGCGCACTCGATCAGATTGCGAACCAGCAACTAGAGGCAGCGTTCTACGCATGGGGGCAGCCTGGCGTCTGCACGGTCGATGGGCGGTTGTCGTGGATTGACGCGCAGCGCGTGTTCATCGAATCGGTCGCGCGCGATGGCGAATGCTTTGTGCTCTTTGTTGAGGACAACGCAAACCCATTCCGATTCCGGTTGCAGTTCATTGATCCCGACTTGGTGGATCAAGACAAGAACGAGATTCTTGCCAACGGCGGGCAGATTCGCATGCGTGCGTCCGCCCGATGATTACCAAGTAGGCAGCACGAACCCTCGCACCGAGCGCATTCCGGCTGATCGGATGATTCACGCATTCCGACCGGATCGCATCGGGCAGAATCGCGGGTCTCCGTGGACTGCAACGGCAATGACGCGCCTCAAGATGTTGGGCGGATACGAAGAGGCGGAACTTGTCGCCGCGCGTATCTCGGCCAGCAAGATGGGCTTTTTCGTTAGCGAAAGCGGCGACGAATACCAAGGCGATGGAAACAATCCCGACGGCTCGCTGTCGATGGACGTTCAGCCTGGACAGTTCGCGCAGTTGCCAGCCGGTGTCGATTTCAAGTCTTATGACCCGCAGCACCCGAGCACGGCCTTCCGAGACTTCGAGAAGGCGATGCTGCGCGGTATCGCATCGGGTCTCGGCGTGTCGTACACGTCGCTGGCGAATGACCTTGAGGCGGTGTCTTACTCAAGCATTCGGCAGGGCTTGCTCGAAGAGCGCGATCATTGGCGCATGGTGCAGAATTGGGTGATTGAGCACTTCTGCCAGCCGGTATATCTGCGCTGGCTGCGGCAGACGCTCGATGCTGGCGTGGTCAATCTGCCCGCAAGTAAGTTCGTCAAGTTTAGCGCGACCCAGTGGGTGCCGCGCGGCTGGCAGTGGGTTGAT